GTGGTGCATCATTCGCAAATGCAGCATTTGTTACAGCCAACTCATCCTATACTGCACAAAATACAACTGCATCATTTGCCAATGCAGCATTTGTAACAGCCAATGCATCTTACGAATCACAAAATACAACTGCATCATTCGCTAACGGTGCATTTGTAACAGCCAATGCAGCTGCTAGTTTTGCTAATGGTTCTTTTGTAACAGCCAATGCAGCTGCTAGTTTTGCTAATGCATCTTTTGTAACAGCCAATGCATCTTACGAATCACAGAATACAACTGCATCATTTGCTAATGGTGCTTTCACTCAGGCCAATACGGCGGCAAATACAATACCACAAAATAGACAAACAACCAATTATGTGTTACAAACAACTGATGCAGGTAAACACATTTACTATACACAGTCAGTTGACGTAAACTTGTTTATACCAAATTCAGGTCAAACAGTATTCGCTAATGGTCATACTATAACAATTATATCCAAAACATCCTCAAGTGCGAATGTGACTATCACGCCAAATACTGGAGTATCATTATTCTTAGCAGGCAATACAACATCTGCTGGTCGTAATGTAACAACATATGGTATGGCAACTCTTATGTGTGTAGACGCAAATACTTGGTTTATTAACGGCACTGGAGTTTCTCCGTTATGAGTGGTATGATGGCCATGGTGGTCGGTAATGCCAGACCCCGTAATACTAGTCTGCCCACAGGTTTAGTTACGGGTGGTTTATCACTATATTTGGACGCAGCAGACACTACCAGTTATATTGGTAGTGGAACAACTTGGACAGATTTGAGTGGTAATGGAAACACAGGAACAATAGTTAATTCACCAGCATATACTTCTGGAATTGGTGCATATTTTAGTTTTGGTAGTGGTGCAACTCAGAGAACAAGTTTTACTTATCAAACACCACAACAAACAGCTTCTACCGCATTTACATGGAATGTATGGGCGTATCCTACAATAAACGGTGATGGTCAAATACTTATGGGGTATAGGGGAAATGCCAATCCGATAACATTCTACAAATTAACCACTCAAAAATTTGAAATGTATCCTGCTGAAGTATTCTATGCGTTTGCTCTTAATACTTGGCAATATATAAGTGCTGTGTATGATGGAACACAAAGCGGAACAAATAACCTAAAATTATATGTTAATGGAACACAAGTGGGTTTGCGAGATGCAGACAGTCCAAGTCTTTTAGCATCCGCTATGCCATTTTATGTTGGTGGTGATCCTATTGGTGCTGAATATGCCACTGCAAGAATTAGTAAAGTATCAATATATAATAGAGCATTGTCTTCTGATGAAATTATTCAAAATTATCATGTTCACAGAAGAAATTTTGGATTATAAAATATAACTAAGCCATTTTAAAATGACAGACAAATAAAGGCACGATAAATAAATCATGGCAAATAAAAACATACTCACAAGCGCATCAAAGGTTTCTCAAATAGACCTTTTGTATTATGCACCAGTTGCAGTAGTACCACCTGCAATTACAATACCAATTCATTCTTACTATTGTTTCTTGGCCAAGCCAACTCCATGGGCAGACAATAATAATCCTGTTACACCAACAGGTGACTTGAAGTCAATGAAACAAATTCAAAAGAATATCTTTGTTGCAAAACAAATTAAGACAAGTGATATTTCACCAGTCATTCAGCGAGTGAACTGGACTACAGGCACAGTGTATGATTATTTCCGTGACGATGTTGATATGTTGGTTAAAGATGCAAACGGTTTTATAACTAAAACATTCTACGTCAAAAACAAATACGACCAGGTCTTCAAGTGTTTGTGGAACAACAACGCTGGAGCATCAACAAGAGAACCATACTTTGAACCCGGTACATACTCAGCTAACAGAATCTTCCAAGGTGACGATGGTTACAAATGGAAATTTATGTACACCATCGACACTGGTCTGAAACTAAAATTCATGGACAAAGAATGGATGCCTGTGCAGGTGGGTTCAAACACTCCTAATCCATTAGTTACCAGTGCAGGTGCGGGCAGTATAGATGTTATCAACGTCATAAATGGTGGGTCAGGATACGACACGGTCAATGCAGTTGTGTATGTTACTATCACAGGTGACGGCACAGGTGCGAGCGCATCCGCAAACGTGGAATCATTAGTGGATGGTGGTTCAGTTAGAGATATTATTGTGGTAAATCCAGGTAGCAACTACACCTATGCCAATATTGCAGTGACTTCCACAATAGGTAGTAACGCCAACGTTACATGGGCAACATCACCAATTGGTGGCCACGGTTTTGATCCTATTTCCGAATTAGGTTGCGAACATGTTATGTTGACCGCTGAGTTTGATGGTGATGAAAATGGTTTCGTGCCAACAGATATTGACTATCACCAAGTAGGCATCATAGTAAATCCAACCACAAAACAATTCAATCCAAACCCAGCCAATGGTATTATCTACAGCACAACAACAAACATCGTTGTGGCTCCAGGTTCAGATGCTGGTTATACAGCTGATGAGTTTGTATATCAAGGTACTTTGGCCAATCCATCATTTTATGCAAACGTTTTAAGTTTTGATGGTGATTCCAACCTGATTAAGCTGATAAATACAACAGGCACTCCAGCAAATAACAGTCCAATATTTGGGCAAGATTCAAAGACAACAAGAACATTATTGTCATACAGTACTCCAAATTTTGCAGTTCATTCTGGTTATATGATTTATGTACAGAATAGATCCGGTGTTCAAAGAAGTACTGATGGCATAGAACAATTCAGATTCGTATTAGGTTTCTAAGGGAAAAAAATGGCTTTAAATTTTAACGTTGATCCATACTATGACGATTTCGATGGAACAAAAAACTTTCATCGTATATTGTTTAAACCTGGTGTTGCTGTACAAGCAAGAGAATTAACACAAGCACAAACAATATTACAAAACCAAATCACTAGTTTTGCGGACAACATTTTTAAACAAAATTCTCCCGTTACAGGTGGACAGGTTACAACCAATTTTGATGTAAAGTATGTTAAGATTCAAGAGGCCTTTGAAGGTATTACTATTGATGTTGAACAATTTCAAAATAAATTAATTAGAAATGCTGATGGTACTGTTGTTGCTAGAGTTATAACAACTGCCGTAGCAACAGGTACAGCAGGTGAAGGTGATGCAGCAACACTGATTGTCTCATACAAAACTGGAACACAATTTACCGACAATGATATTATCTATGACGCAGATTCAAATCTAGCCTGTCAGGCTATGCCAAGTGAATCAGTAGGTCCATCATCAATTGCATCCATTTCACAAGGCGTTTTCTATGTACTAGGTAACTTTGTTCAAGTAACTCCACAAACAGTTATCTTGGACAAGTATGGTAATACACCATCAAGACGGGTTGGTTTGGAAATAACCGAAACAATATTCGATTACGCAAACGATAATTCATTGTTGGATCCAGCAGTTGGTGCATCCAACTATCAAGCACCAGGTGCAGACCGTTATGTAATCAGTTTACAGATATCATCAAGACCATTATATTTTGGTGACGATTCATTGTTCATTGAGTTGGTGAGAATTGAAGAAGGTAGTGTGTATAGAATGGTTGATGGTTCTGTGTATGCAACCATTGATGATTACTTTGCCAAACGTGACTATGAAACTAACGGTGATTATGTAATCCAAGATTTCAAATTAACACCAAAAAGTTATGCAGCTGATGAAGACAAATATACCATGAACATTGGTAAAGGTTTGGCTTATGTACACGGTTATCGTGTGGAAAATCCATCACCAATCAACATCATTTCCAATCGTGCAAGAACAACAGCATCTCAAAATAACGAACCATCTTTCATAGATTATGGTAGTTATTTTCTGGTTAGTAACGTTGCCGGTATAGGTACAGCCACATTTCCAGTAACAACAGCAAACACAGTAGATTTCCATTGTGTTTCTAATACAAATATCAATACTGCAAACGCATCAACTTATAATTCTACATTAGTTGCAACAGCATACATCCGTGGTCTACAATTAGACAGTACACCATCAAACAGTGACTCATCAACTTACATTTTCAAAGCTCACGTTTATGATGTTGAAAACAAATCAATTTCAGCAAACGTCATTTCAGCAAATGCAACATCAATAGTAATGGCTAGCATTAATGGCCTTTCATCAGCAGTAGACGGTGCATATGAAGGTGTTGATATTACTATCACCAAAGGTACCAATGCAGGTGAGACCAGAACTATTTCAAATTACAATGGTACTACAAGAGTTGCAACAATAAGCCAAGCATGGAGTGTTACACCCGATGGCACATCAGTCTATGTTTTAAACTTTGATACACCAGATATAGAATCTATGGTGTTTACAAACAGTGATGGCACATATCCAAAAGTGAGATATGCCAGTGCAAAGATTGACGATACAGGTAAAGTTGGTAATGTACCATCAGGTGATACCAACTTTGAAAATCCAAACATACCAGAAATGATTTACCCAATCGGTAATCCATATGTTTCAGAAATTTCATCACCATCTTATACAACGTATCAAGAAATTAAAGGTATAAATTTTAACGTTTCTGGTTCAACACTCTCAGCCGAATTATCTTACACAAGTAGTTACGCTAACGTTATTAAACATTTAGGTAATGAAGGCACAACTTTATCTGGTGATGTTGTTGAACAATGTTATACAATTATTGTTACAGACAGACAATCAAATAGTACATTGACTAATGGTCAAGTTGTTCCTTGGACATTGAATGGTAGAAGTGTTACCATAAACAATGATGGTTCTGTTGCAACGTTCACAACACCTACATCAGACTTAACCGCATTTACTGCAACAATTATTGCAAAGGTTTTTGTTGTTGATGGTACAAACACTAGCCACATACTAAGAATTAAAAATCTAGTTACAGGAAATACAAGTGCTGTAACTAGTAACAATTCTGGATATGTGACAACTGTGGCAACAAATACCTTTGTCGATGATTCAGCATCTTCAACAGGTCATGTTTATATTAAGGCATCTGGTGTTTTGGCCAATGGGTTAAAACAATCATTATATTTGTCCGATGTTAAACGAGTTGTAAAAATTATTGACACAAAAACTAGTGTGTATCCAACTGTGGATATGTTAACAAACAATTCTTATGATGTTACAAACAGATACACATTCGATAATGGCCAAAGAGATAGTTATTATGACCATGCATCAGTAACATTAAGACCAGGTGCAGTTAAACCTACCGGCAACCTTCTTATTATTTTAGACTATTACAAACACAGTGGTGGTGATGGTTACTTTAGTAAAATGTCATACATTGACAACTCAAGTTCACCAGAAAACTACAATGAAATTCCATCATACACCAGTAAATATGGTGCTGTATATTCATTGAGAGATTGTATAGACTTTAGACCATCAAGGCTCAATGCACAAACACAATTTGTTTTCCGTTATTCTAATCCATCCTCAACTAGATTAGGTACATTACAGCCAGCAGATTTGTCAACCTTTATTTGTGACTATTCTTACTATCTTGGACGTAAAGATAAATTGATTATATCAAAAGATAAATCAATTCAAATCATTGAAGGTTCACCTTCTATTAATCCATTGTTGCCTAATGCACCAGATGGTTCATTAGTTTTGGCCAACATTACACATAGACCATACACGGGATATGTTCCAACAGAAATCTCAACTGGATTATCCGACTTGTCCGTAGAATCATTACAAAATCGCCGTTACACAATGGCAGATATTTCTGGTTTGGATACAAGAATTAATAGAATTGAATACTATACCGCACTAAATGCATTGGAACAAAATGCAAATTCGTTGCAGATTTCTGATGCATATGGACTAAACAGATTCAAAAACGGTATCATGGTTGATGATTTTTCTGGTTACTCAGCAGCTGATTCTGGAGTTGCAGACTTTAATGCATCTATCAATCGTAGAACAAAGCGTATGACAGCAAAACAAACTGTCAAAAACTTCCCGTTAAAGAATTTGGCGTTAGCTTATAATATGGAGAGACCAACAAGTCAAGCGATTTCTTTATTGAATTTTGCACGAACATCATCCGGTTATAACAACTACTTCTCTTTACCATACACATCAACAAATATTATTGCACAAAGATTGGCAAGTAGAACAGTCAACATTAATCCTTTCTCTGTCACAGAATCGAAAGGTTTGGTTGCATTGTCACCTAACGTAGACAATTGGGTAGACACAACGTATTCACCATCATTATTAATTGTTGATCCAAATCTACACGTTTGGCAAAGTTCAGACACAGTTAATACATTGGTGTCAGGTGATTGGCAAACAGTTGGCGGTACAACCACATTAGATAACCAAGTATCATCAACAGCTACTTGGTCTAATGTAACTGGTGGCCGATTTACAGGCATAACAACAGAGAATGTTACACAAACAACCACAACATCAACATATCAAACTGTAACAAATCAAACTGGAACAGATATTCTTGGTGCATACAGCAAACTGGATAATACTTATTCATTGAATAATGGTTACATTAATGATATTAGTATTTTGCCATGGATGAGGCCACAGGAAATTACCATCAGTGCTGAGGGTATGTTGTACAAAACCAAGGTTTATAGTTTCTTTGACACAATTAGTACAGACAA